GTGTACCCGTGCCCGCATCCGACAGAGTTACCACCACCCAGGGACTCCTGGTTGCCGAGAGTTGCACTGTGCTATCATTGAGCGGAAGCATGTAATACGACGAGCTATCGTTGAGAGGGCTCGGTAACACACCATCCGTAGTCAGATGCACAGAGCTCGGGATCGGGGCAGACTCGTACCCCGTTGTCATGTCCTGAACCCATGACTGAGTCGTGGTGATCTGACTGCCCGCCACGTTGACTGCCGACGAAGAGAAATCCTCCCGAACATTGGCCAGACTCGACTGTGATAGAGCCCACTCCTGGTAATCCAGTATTGTTCCAGGTTGTACGGGCTTTTGGATTAGGCCTATAATCCTCTTGGCATAGTCACTATCCACTTCGCCCGACAGTCTTGCGATGCCGTATTCCGTGCCCCACTTGTCAAGATTGTCCCCGTCGCATGTGTCAATAAAGATCTGCTTGGAGAGCCAGTCCTGATACTTATAGATGCCCCACCCCATGGACGCAAGACAGGCTGCCTTGATCCAGGCAATAGAGCCTTCCGTAACGTCCGGACTCTCGTCCATGTTCTCGTAGTCCCTGATCAGTTCCTCAAGGACAGTGTCAAATGATTTAAAGAACGTTGCCATTTTGGTCCTTAATAACTAAGCTTGACAGCACAGGAAAGTACCCGAATTGCCCGTACACCGCTTTATCTGTAGTGGCCAATGGGTCTCCGGCGTTGACACATAGAGTAATGATTCTCTCCCTGTAAACCTCGAAATCGACGTTGTCCCGGAAGAACTGGGTAATGTCCAGACGGATCTGCTCAGCAAGTGCCGTGTTGGATACCGTCACAATCATGGTCACCATCTCAGGATAAGCCACAAGTACAACGCTTGACAAACAGTTCTTTAACTGATTGAACTTGGTAAGCATCTTAGACTCAATCTCGGAATAGTGCGGGAGAGTCCAGACGTTTACGTCCGTTGGATACCCATAGATCACGACGTAGCCGTTGACCGCATGATCAATAGTGACGTTTTTATACCCGTAGGTTGTGATCTCCTGCGGGGTAACCGTATGCAATCCCGAGCCCTGGTCTGTGAGAGTAACCGGTGCCCCGTCTGCCGTGTCCGACACCTGGAGCACTTTAAGTCCCCAGGACGTGGGCTGGTTGACGTTGGCATAGTAAATCTTATCAGCCTCAAGAGGACTGGGCAATGTGCCGGTGGATGAGAACTTGACTGTGTTGGGGATAGGCAATCCCAGGAGCCCGGTAGAGTCGTGCATCGCCCAGGCCTGGCTCGTGGCTATCTCGCTGTACGTAAGATTGACGTTGTCGGGGCTGAAGGATTCTTGTTCGTAAACAGGCACACGAATCGACTGAGCCCAGACCCGATAGTCATTATCGTTCCCGCCCGCAGGAGGGTTACGTAGGAAATTGGTTATCCTGGAAGCATAGTCACTGTCGATCTCATCCTGTAAACGGGCGATACCGAAGATACTGCCCCAGTGGTTGAGATTGTCCGTGGTACAGGTAGCCAAGTACGGCTGATCGGCAATGTATTGCTGGTACTGATAAATGCCCCAGAGCATGGACGCCAAGCAAGCACTCTTGATCCAAACGATCGTGCCCTCAGCCACGGGCGAGCCAATAACAGCCTCATAATCGTCGACGATGTCAGTCAGTAATATGTCAAAGTCTTTGGTATATGTGGCCATTTTATACGACTCGCTTAAACTGCTGGTAAGTGATAATCAGTCCGTCTGGTTGTGTCGCCGTGACCTTGATGTCAAGCCGATTAAAGTCTGATAGATCCTGCTCCACGATTACGTTGATGCTTGTTGCCCTGCCGACGTTGAGCAACCATGCTACGGCTTGCTCTACGTACTGTCTGGCAAGGTTGATATTCTCAGTTGTGATCTTTCTTATAGTACTTAATTTTGAACCAAAACGGGGGTTTTGAAAGAAATTACCGTAGATTGTGTTCAAAGACATGTATATATCAGTCCTGATATCCTCGTTTTTGAAGAAAGTCATGTTGCCTGAGGGATTTTCTTGATCCAAATAAACTTGAAAGTCCATTTATACCGCCTTAGCCCTGTCTTGGCCTGGGTTATCAATACCTACGTCACAGGTGAATGTACTGGGTGTGCTACCGATCACCCCTGATACGACCACACCTATAGCCTTATCCGTCTCAAATACCAGTGGCGTCACATTGCCATCAACCTTGGTTGTTCCGCCTTGTATGATCCCTGTCCCGGTTCCTGCTGTGACTGTACCATTGGTTGCCCCTGTAATAGCAAAACCTACCGCCTTATAAACCTTGTTGCCCGAGCACTTGACCTTTTGTGACAGGATACTTGTCCCTGTAATAGAGATCGTGCCCGAAACCCCAGGAGTCAGGAACTTTAGAGTACAACCTTCACATACAAGATACTCACTCATCGATTGTCAGATTCCCACCGTTAATGTTGACTTGAGGTGCATTTATATACACCTTTGAGTCTGATTCTATCGTAATGTCGCCGGAACTCACGATTTTAAGCGTGGAACTGGCCGGTAATATGCATATGTAATTAGTGCTGTCCGAATAGAGATACACATCACCAGAGTTAAGTGTCTTACCAAGTAGAGCCCCATCGTTTTCGGCTACGCTGAAATGGTTGTTGCCGTACTGAATCGTAAACAGGTCTACGTTAGCCGGGGGCTGAGTCCGTAAGCCGTAGTGCTGAAACAGGGCACCCGTACATTGCTCCTGCGGGCGACCTTGACCCTTGAATATCCGATAGGCTCCATCCACAATGGACTCCAACAAGACTCTAAATGCTACCATTGTTAACCGCCCTTCGGATTACATTGGGATCCACATTCAGATTTTGCCCTGCTTCCGTCTTCACAAACTGATCAAGTAACGTGATCAGCTTTGCGTTGGCAATAGTTCCCTCGGGCAAAGTAGATGGCAGGCACAGTTCTACATCTGTCGTCTGTCCCTGATCCTTAGACCCTTTAAACTCTACCCCATAAATCAACATGGTAACCTTATCAAGTCCCGATAAATCATCCGTTACCGTGGCAACTTGGTTAATCATGTAGGGATTCTTGTTGCTCAAATCGGCATTCGTGTGCCCTGCAACGGTGTATCTGGCGTTGAATAAGCTACGGTTTTGTCCAAGGAAAAAATTATCGACCATGTACTGGCTATTCTTCTGCCACTGAGCCAGACTTGGCACAGTAATTTCTCCGACTCGCACCTTCAGAAATCCCTGGTAACCCTTCGTGAGAGATCCGGATTCGAGCTGTTCATATAGTAAGTTGTTCTTTACCTCGGACATGGTGCCCGTGCCACCGGAATCCATCTGTTTACCGGATAGCTCATCCTGAGTCTGCCCTACTATTTTGAGATACTTGGCATACGAGGATACATCTATTTTAGTGGTGCCACTGATCACATTATTGCCCGACTTCTTTGCCAAGGCAATATTGAACTCAAAATACTGCGGTCGAGCTTCTGGCTTGATAAGGCTGTCCAGGTACTGAGCCACTACGCCCGAGACTATCTCATCTCCGGGATTAATAGCTTTTGTAAATAACACGGTCTCCGTGCCCGGGATCACATAGGATATGATGCCCATGGGATTGAGTATATCAGTCATGGCCATGAACAATGTCTGGCCATAGGTAGTCTTGTACACGGGCACCTTACCGAAATCATCCAACATCTGAGACACTTGTCCGGTATACTTGAGCTCCAGAGGATATAACTGAATAGTGGGCTGATTGGATAATACCGCACCGTACTGAGAGAGCGTAGACACATTCGGTCCAATTGACTGTTGCGTAGTGGCACTACTGAGTTCCCGATAGCTCGGCGGACCAACGGATGGCACAGGTGCTTCAGTATACGCTTTAGCTTTTAGTGGCCCTGTAACTACCCTGTTTTCTGCCCAAATCGCACTAATTATCTGCTTTACCGTGAAATTAGTGTATGTTCGGGGGTATAATATGCTATTATCCGTCAGAACTTGCATTATATCCCGACCAGCAATTTTCAAGGATACAGCGTCTTTAGAGAAAGATCTCTCGACAGTATCCAATCTACCTATCTGCACAGGAGTACCATTGATGGCTACCTGATACAATACCCCCTCGTCCTTCATCAGTAGGATGCCATTTAGGGTATGCATAATCTCCGCCTCGAATGAGGCAGTAGACCCGAATAGGGAATAACGGAGACTGTAGCTCTTGACATAAGGAGCCACGTTTACCCCATTAATGTAGATATCTACCGTTTCCATCAGTTAGCATACACCTGTATCTGACCCTCAACGAAGGTCGGGTTTTTAATCGCCGGATTAATTTTTAAAATCCGATCGGCAGAATTATAGGGCAATCCCAGTTGTAAACACAGCAAATGCAATGGGATTGACGTAACAGTCATCGTGACCTGAGACCGTTTGTTAAGCTTAATATCATCGACATACTTCACTAAGCACCAGGCAATGTTTTTGAGATCCCGGTTGTCCCGGTCGTAGTCAATGCACTCCTGGATATACACACGCACCACATAAAGCAGAAGCTCAATCTCCTGCACAGACATGGCCTCGGGAATTGCCACATTGCTGACTCTGGAGCCGTTGCTATCAAATGTTCGCTTAGTCTCCAGGCTCTTGGCCGAAGCCCTGTTGATCTCATCCGTCTGCAGTACCGCCATCGTCTGTACCGCTACAGTGGTGGCTCCTATCGTGTTCGACGATTTCTTTAGTAGCTTAACCGTCTGATCATCTTTAGACCCCAAATCATCGACCAAAGCCCCAATATTGCGTATGCCCAGGATAAGATTGTTGACATAGCTCACAGGACTATTACGCACGGCAATGAGACTCGATGCTACCCGATTGGTTGCCTTGAAAATCGTAGAACAAATCTTGCCCGGTATATCATTGGTAAAACTTACAGCATTGTTGATGGCTATTGCCGGGGAGGTAACCAAGTTGGCAATCTGATCTACCTGCCCGAGATACGAATCAATCGTAGCAAGGAAGGTACGGACTTTGGATGTAACCCCCGTGATCTGGTTCCGCAAGTTGGTCTGAAAATCCACTGGTTTGCCTGTGAGCCCGGATATCTGAGTAACCTGGGTACCCGCAGTAGCCAGTGCATTATCCATTGCCTGTAGTTGAAGCTCGTTTATCGTTGACCAGGCATCTTGGGTCAGGAACGTGTCCTGGTTAAGCCGTGACTCAACAAACGTAATATCGATCTCCACATAGTCCTGGGTGTCGTCATGTACCGTGGTAATATCCTGGATATACCCATCAATCTCCCCGTACTTGGGATGTATGAGCGTATGCAGGATATCGGTATCCGATATTTTATCCAAGAAAGCAAAATGCATGGAATACGAATCGGAGAAGAACAATGCCTTGAACTTTACTTCGCGAGCCTTGAGTCCATAGTTCTCAACTATCGCCCCATCTGAGCTAATAAACTCGTGCCGAACGATGCTTTGGGGCAAAGTATCGGTGATATCGAAGATATTTAGAGGGAAATCATCCAGTTTTGCTTCAAAATATTTCATTTTTTAACCCCAGGGGTTACTACAACATTGGTCTGATTCTGTGACGAATAGGGGGTAGCCAGTATCTTTGTCCAATCGGGCATGATGAAATAGTTTACGGGGGAATTGGACACACTGACAGATGGCATGCCCGCTCCTGCCGTAGCCGTAGAGCCCTTAGGAGTTGCACGATTTAAGTTCATGTCGGGATTATCTTCGGCATACCACCTACTCATGACTCCCGATAAAGTGGAAGCATGGCCTTGCGCGGCCTCGTTCCCGGGGACATCATACATGCCCCGAGCCATGTCCATCAGTTTATACGCACCCTCTTTGTTACCCCTTGCACGTAGCTCCTGTGCTTTACGAATCAGGTCTCCGGGTGCCTGATTCCCGCCTGCGATAGACTCGTTGGCCAACTGCTGTGCCTGGAAACCCGCTAAGTTGGCTGGCAAAGATACCAGAGCATTAACAAGTTTAACTGCACCCACGGCTGCCAGGCCGAAACCCTGACCAAGTACTCTGGCCACGGCAGCCAGACCTTCGATATCCTCTTTGTTAAGATTGGATATCGCCTTGGATACTTCGTCAATAGCTGGAGCCAGGGCAGCATCTTTCAGCTTTGCAAACACAATCCCTACCCGTTTTACGGCTGCCCCGTACCCAGTCATGGCTAATTCAGCATTGAGCGGATCCTTGGTATCAAGGGCTTCTTTCTTCTTTTTTGCGAGCTCGTCATATTCACTTATATATTTATACAGATCAGCCACGGATTTTTCGGAGAAAATATTAGATATTTCCCGTTGAACATTCTCTTTGTCACCTGCCAGACCCTTATGCTTTTTATTATAGACTGCCTGCAGAACCGCTGGAATAGAAATACCCCCCGACAAATCCAACTCCGGATAATTTGCCTTTAGATAATCTCGTTTCTCCCCAGTTATCGTTTTAAGAGCTTTGACTATTACATTGGGATCTTCCACAGACATGAGATCCATGAAGAAATTTGTCAACTGTTCTTTTTTTGCTTTAGGGTATTGTGTAACAAACCACTTTAATGCATCCCGCCCTGTCTGCCCTTCGATCAACTCCTTAAACTGGGATTCTCTACCCGCAGTCTTACCAAACGCATTTAGCGCCCCTGCCACATCTCTAAGTGCGTCTCCCGTGAGTCCTGTCTTTTCGTAAATATCGCCCAGGAACTCACCGACTTTGCTCGCTGATGCCCCCGTGGCCTGGGTCACTTGCCCGAATAGCCCCATATTCTCAGTGGCAAATTTCATGGATTTACCAGCTTTAAATGCCTCATTGGACATGTCAAACATCTCGTCTGCTGATAAACCCATCTTGAGACCCGTGTCATAGATCTGTTGCTTGAACCCGAGCATCTCGGCCTTGGTCATCTTAGAGTCCATAGCCAACCGGCGAACCTTATCGTCAAATTCCCCCACCTCTTTAACTGCCTTGGCAACCATATACACGGCTGCACCGATACCCGCCGCCTTGAGTCCGGATGAAATCATCTTACCTACATCCCCGCCACCTTTCCCAACACGGGAAAACTTACGGGTCATCTCATCCGTAACACGAGACGTCTTGGCATCCAACTCAGCCATGGCCTTGATGACCTGGCTGATGTCCATGCCCACGGTAAATATAGGAGAATTAATTATCGCCATTTTGCTTTACAACCGGCAAACGGTTAGGGTTTTGTGCCCTATCCTGCACAGCCTGCTCCAAACTCATCGCCACGAGAACCTGCCCGCTTGTCAACTGGGCACAGGAGCAACCAAAATAAGCACTAATTTGCGTAGCGTGTGAATAGACAAACTGCTCAAGATAGTTATATCTTGCTTTTTTTTTAACTCAGAGACCACTCGGTCAAACTCATCGCCTGACAGTGTCTCCGGTGTCGGGGAAACTTCTTTTTCGAAGGCAAGGTACGAGTCCATCAACAACTCCCGTTCATCACGGGAAATAAGCTGGCGGAACTGTATCAACGTAGGGCAGATTGCATCTGTCAACTTCTCGGGATCCCTGAGAGCCCGGAACAACATCTGTGTCGCTACCTCAGCATCATACTCATTTGCCGTGACCATGCTGGTCTCAATCTTTTCGGCCTTGAAATGGCGCTCGGTACTGAACACAGCCTCTTGACGTTCTGCGATTGAAAGAACCCGGAGGGCTACCTTGCGGGTAGTCCCCGGGAAGTCGATGAGCTTGACATTTGCGGTGCCAAGCTTCAACTGTTCAAGTATATTTGTCATATCTATTTTTATCTTTTATATAAAGGTTTAAGCAGTGGGGCTCGACCCGTCATTGCCGTTACGCTGTTCAGCTACGAAATGAATCGTCCGAACAACTTCATTTTCCATGTCAGCCTTGGCATCGCCAATGGTCATGGTTGCAACGCCTGAGTAAATGTATTGAAGGCCACCGTCGAACTCAACGATGCATGATGCCCCTTCGAGATTCTCGAAGTTGTACTCTTCGGTCAACTTCGGCTTACAATATTCGCATTCGAATTCATATCTTTGTGTCTTCTGAGCGGACCCCGTTTTTGACATGAGGTCGACACGTTTCCTTACTTCCCTGGTCATCTCCGTGAACGATTTAAAATCAGTGATCTCAACACCATTGATGCTGAGAGCCACTCTCGTAACATAAAGATTCGCCATGGTTTATATCTCCTGTTAAATAGTATATAATCGACGCAAACATACACTGCACCATCTATCCCCGTGCCCATTTGGTGTCTCCACAACCCAGTCGGAGGCTATGGGAGCATCACAACACCAGGACTTTTTATCTACGAAAAGTTTTTGAAAAAGCTCCTCGTCTGATTTAGGCACTTTAAGAATCAAACGCTCTTGCTCGTCCACAGGTAGAGCCTGAAATTTCTCTCTCGTAAAAACTTCATATGGCATATTATCTCCAGATTAGAACAAGAGTTCGATGACGCCTGCCAAAACGTGAAGCCCGGGGACCACAGGTGCGGGCACCTTAATGTCAACCCGACTAACGTCCGACAAGTCCTGTTCGACCAAGATACCCGACTCATACTGCTTGACATTACGGACAACCTGGGCTGCCTCAAGCAGGTACAGGGTGTTCTTCACTTCAGCCTTGATCCTGCTCAGCACCTTGGAATTGTTCTTGGCACGAACAAACTTGGTTGACAGAGCGATAAGAATCTGATACCGCACGATGTCAAGGGCACGAATGGTCGTGATGTCCAAGAGAGTCGGATCCGGGAAACCCAGACTGTTAAGCGTGTACGTGCTGATCGCACGGCATATCGCTACGGTCTCGCCCGGGATCACATGCAGAGGCGTAAGCCCATTGTTGAGTTGATCCTGTTTCTGCGCCCAAGTGAACCGATCTTGAACGGCAGGAGGAGCTACCGCAACAACAGGCAGATTATCCAAGCTATTGCTAGGATCAGGCTGGCTCCCAATAATCGCAGCATAGGCACATCCAACTTTCCAGGGCTCTGACTTAGCGAGGTTGTCATACGCATACGTCAAGTATGCCTGAGTCGCTCTGCCATTGTTAAGAGCCAGGGCTGAGGCCTTGGCAGCCGCCAGATTACCAACCTGGTCTGTATATCCATACACCATGATGGCCGGTCTTTGCTCGACAGGACCGCTAACGAAATCAGTCATAGTCTCAATCTTAGTAAGGTTGGCAGCGTCTTCGAACGTTGACGCAATGATAGTGTACCCACCACCGACGATCGATGAGAGCACTGTAGCCGTATCACCGTAGTTACCTACGTCCGGGTCTGTTGCCCCGCCAGTCATGTCCACGATCGTGCAAGTCATGTCCGATGTGCTCTTGCTCGTAACCGTGGTATAGTTACCGATCGTACCCGCATTACGGGCAGTAAGTGACAGTGTCGCAGTTGACAAAGAGTAGGTAAGAGGAAGGTACTGTTGCACGCTGTCAAGAGCAGTTTTAACTGCCGTTGCCACTGTGCTGGTACTGTCGCCCACACTTACGCCCACACCAATGTGTGCATCACCGATCCAGAGGTCAATCGTTCCGGCTGTATGAGCCGTGGTGTCACCGTTTTGAATAAGGACGCTACCGGTAGCCTTGGTTGTGCCATTGTCACTCACACCAACCACGGTAAGGTCGATGTTGGGGCTGGCCTGGAACATGGCTCTGGTAGCCAGGTGAGCAATCGAGCCAGTACCGAAGTACAGTGCACTGTCGGCATCAGAAAAGACCTTGGTAGGCGTTTTCGCTGCCACACTGCCTGTGCTCAGTTGCTGGGCGATCAGGATAAGTTTGTCGGACTGAGGTGCCAACCCACTTAGAGCATTGGCCGTGTTCTCCTCCATGTAAACTCCGGGTACCCGGACGTTCGACGGAATTGAAGAAAAAGTAATGTTGGTTGACGCCATCGTTTACTCCTTTATGTTAAATCTACTTGATCGGAAGCCTGTGGGGGTTCCGCATTTGTCAATTCAGGTTCGATCCAATAATTGATCAATAACGACTCAATTATCGGACTGTCAAGTTCTTCCATGTCAACATTCCATGAACACCAGAACTTGAGCTCATATAATTGATAACCAACCTTGGCAAGATTGGTCGTAGTAATATTGTTGAAACCCATTGGTATCATTGGGTTTTCGAGCGCCAAGCCAAAGTCCTGTAATGTCAAGTAGTTGCTGATGGCCTCGATCAACTCATAAATCTTTTGCTTCCTCTGCCCGTCCCCGATTGCCCCGCCCTTTAAATGGTTGACAACAAGGATGAGAGAGACAATCGTCACATACTTATATGTGTTGACAGCTACCCGTTTTACCGAGGCCTGATTCAACGTGACATTGACCGCTGGCCTGGTAAGGTTAATGGTTCCGTCGATCAGATCCTTAAATGCGATCTCACGCACGTCCAGGCCTCGGTCTTTGAGCCTGTCTAAAATCGCACTACTAAGTTCAGTCATCATAATATATGGAACCTATATAGATTAGATATAGTACCTGTCATATCTCACTACGTTGGTTGTCGCCATAGACAACCGTGACCGAGCCATGTCCAGTTCTGATTTGTTGCCCTTGACCCAGCCCGGGTTAG